GCATGGAGCCCGTGACGCCCTCAAGCGTGCGCTGGAGCTGCGGCACGCCAGCCTCGATGCCAGCCTGCAGGCCCTCCATGATCCACTCGCCGTTGGGCACGAGCAGCGCGAGGTCGTACGCCTTCGGCCCCTTGTTCTCGGCTATCCAGTCGCCGATGCCGCCGACCCAGCCGGTCACCTCGTCCCACTTGCTCTTGAGGCCGTTCCAGAAGCCCTGGATTATCTGCGCGCCAGCGTCCCAGAGGAACGAGCCCACGTCGCCCAGCGCGTCGAGAATCTTCTGCGGTATCGTGGCCGCCTCCGCGAGCAGCTCGTCCCTCTTCTCCCACATGCCGGTGAGGAACCCGCCCATGAACTTGAGGGCAGCGGGAATCATGTCGGTGGCAGCGTCGCCCACGTAGCCGATAGCCGTGCCGATGGTCTCGGCGATGTTGCCGAGAATCTCCGGCCCGTGGTCGAGGATGGCCGTTGCTATGTTCATGAGTATCTCGCCCACGGCGAGCAGAATCTTCGGCCCGTTGGTGACCAGCCACTGCCAAGCGGTGTTGACCACGTTGCCCACTATCTCGGCGACCTTGTCCACGATCTCGGGGCCGTGGGCCGTGACCCACTCCACGAGCGAGTACCACGCCTCGGCAACATTGCCGATGATGGTGGGGCCGTTCTCCAGCAGCCAGTTCCCTATGTTGCCGAGCACCGTGCCGAGCGCCTCGAGAATCTGCGGGCCGTTGGTCGTGATGAAGGTGCCGATGCCCGCCACGAGCGGGCGGATGGCGCTGACCACGTTCGGCCATGCGGCGGCTATGCTCGCGCCCATTTCTCCGAAGAAGCCCTGAATCCTCGCCGCGAGGTCGCCGCCCTCGCCGAGCATGCTGCCTATGTCGAAGTTGCCGAGCACGCTGCCGGCCTTGGCGAGCGACATGGCGAGCCTGTTGAGCGCGTCCCTTGCCAGCTTCGGGCCGTTGGCCAGAAGCCAGTCGAAGCCCGCGCCGATGCCGTCCGCCACCGCGACGATCATGTTCCGCGCGATTACGCCGACTTCCTTCACGACGTTGCGGAGCATGCCGCCCTCGCCGTTCTCGCCCATCACCGCCTTGAGCATGTCGCCGATGCGCGCGCCTATGTCGGCGTCTGGCTTGCCGAACTCCGTGACGAGGTTCTGCCACGCCGCCTTGGTCGCGGCGATGGAGCCGCTCAGGGTCTTGCTTGCCTCCTTGGCTGCGTTGCCAGCCACGCCCTGCTTCTGCTGGACGAGGTCGATGGCCTCCACCACGTCGGCGAACGAGTCTATGGAGAGGTCAGCGGCCTGACCGTTCGCGGCTGCGTACTCGTTCGCGTCGGCGATGAGCCGCTCCATCTCGGTCTTGGTGCCACCATAGCCCAGCTTCAGGTTGTCCAGCATCGTGTAGTTCTGCTTTGCGAAGCCTTGGTAGGCGTTCTGGATGCTCTGCACGTCGCTGCCGAAGATGCTGGCGTTGTCGGCCATGGAGGTCATGGCCTTGTCCGCGGCCTCAGCCGCCTTGGCCGTGTCGCCGCCCAGGTCGCTGATGAGTGCGGCGCTGAAGCTGGTCACCTGCGACATGTAGTCGTTCGCTGACAGGCCCATGTTGGCGAAAGCCGCGTCAGCGTGCGCCTGCACGGTGTCCGCAGCGTCGCCAAAGAGCTTCTCGACGCCGCCAGACAATTGCTCGAAGTCGGCGTAGGCGTCGAACGCCGCCTTGCCGAAGTCGAAAATCTTCTTTGCGGTGAAGGCGCCAGCAAGCACCTTGGCGGCCTTGGACGCGATGCCGCCGAGCTTGCCCATGAGGCCCTCGCCCATGGAGTCGCCTATCGCGCCTCCAGCCTTCTTGCCGGATATGCCCGCGAGCTCGCCCTCGATGGTCTTCTGCGCGCCCTTGAGCGACGGCACGAGCTGGATGTACGCGGTTGCGAGGTCAGCCATCCGCTACCTCCTCCCCAGATGAGAAAGCGGCCATGATGGCCGCGAAGTCGGTCTGCTGCACCTTGCCCCTCACGCGCTCCACGTCGGCTGGCGTCTGCGGGCGCTTGGGGCGGTTCCTACCCTTCGCGCCGTCCTTGGAGTTCTGCCACACAAGCACGCACAGGTCGTACTCGATGGCGGAGAGCAGGTAGGTCTCGTCGCTCCACGCCGCCTCGGGCACGACGGCCCGTACGGTGGCGGACTCGCGCGGGAGGTTCGCGGCGAGCGCGGCGGCATGGGCCGTCGAGTACTCGATGCCCATGCCGTCGAGGTTCAGCCCGTAGAAGCGCTGGAAGTCGGCCCGCAGCTCTGGCTCGTGGTTGCCCACGAGGGCCGCGAGCACTAGGAGTTTTTTGCGCGCGCCTTGTTCAGCACGTCCATGAAGAAGTCGTTGAACGTCTCCGCGTCCGTGCTGCCGCTGCCCGCGAGGTCGCACATGGCCGCGTACGCCCCGTCCTCGCCGAGCATCACGGACAGCATGCGCCCGTAGAAGACCAGCTTGCGGTCGTCGGCAACGGTGTCGTCGGCCACGCGGGAGAGGCAGTAGGTGAAGCGCGGGTCGGCGAGCCGTGCGGGGTCGAAGTCGATGCTGATGCCGTGGCTCTCGATGGTGATGGCGTCGGCCATGCTGGTACCTCCTAGTTGCCGGTAGTGGTCGTGGTCGCGGTCTTCTGGATGTAGTCGATGACGCGGTTGCCGTCGGCGTCGGGCATGCACGTGATTGTGATTTCGCGTCCGTAGACCTCGGAGCTCACGTAGGTGATGGAACCGACCTCGGCCACCTGGCCGTTGGGCACCACCTTGCGCAGCTTGCGGCCGTCCTTGAGCAGGAGGTCGAAGACGTAGGCGCGCACGTCGTGGTCCTTGATGGTGTGCTCGACCTTCCAGTAGGTGCTTGCGCTTGTCACGTTGCCGTGGCCGTGCATCTCCTTGAGCGCGGCCTCGGTCACGCTGATGAGCGTGAGCACGAGCGTCTCGGTCTCGGTGGACTTGATGACGTAGACCACGTCGCCGTTCATGTCGGTGATGTTGTCCGTGTCTGCGTCGATCTCCTCCTCGATGCCGTCACTGGAGATGAAGCCCATGTTGTCGAAGCCCGTGCCGAGCGCGGCGAACGGGTCGGAGTCGCCGGGAAGGGTCGCGGTGGTCGGCGCGGAGAATCCGTAGCCGCCCTGCACACCCTTGACGTTGGAGACGTCTGCGGTGTTGTTAGGCATGTGTCCCCCTTCCAGAGGGTCAGTCGTTTACGAGCAGACTCGCCGTGATGCGGTGCCTGTGGCGCCCGTCCAGCGGGTCGTAGTAGTCGCCGAGAATCTCGGCGGAGAATACGTTGGGCCTGTCCCACGGCATCGCCATGAGGCAGCTCTTGGCGATGTGTGCCAGGTCTGCCGCGCGCCCCCGCGTGGCCGCGTGGACCATGAGCGTGAGCGTGGGCATGTCGCGCACCAGCTCGGACGGCCCGCCGCTGCGCGTGGCCGTGCCGCACTCTGCGGGGGCGTGCTCGGGCAGGTCGTGGTACCACGGGATGCCGGTCACGTCGTTTAGGTAGGTGACCACCTCTGCAGCCACGTCCATGTCAGCCCCTTCCCGCGTCGAGCGCGTTGGTCAGCGTGTTGTGCCTGGCCTGCGCAGCGAGCGCCTCGTGGGTGATGCCGTGCACGGCCACGATGGGCGTGCCGACCTTGCGGCTTGTGCGCACTTCTGCGATGTGGTGTTCGGTGTCCTGATATCCCAGAGCGACCACGTTGGCGTCCGCCTGCCTTGCGATGGCCTCGCCGCGCCGCAGCAGGTCCGCCGTGACGCCTGGCTGCGAGAACACGTCGCGCACGCCGCGCATGTGAATCTCTACCTTCGGGCTAGCCATCGACCCACCCCACTATCGCCTCTCGGTTCCATGAGGTCGGGCACAGCTCGGGCGGCAGGGGTTGCGGATCGCCCACAATGGCGAAGACTGGCAGCAGCTCGTCCTCGAACTGGATGTTGCCGCCCTCGATGGCATACGAGGCCGCTATGAGCGCATCGTTCCCGCTCACGGTGAGCCGGTTGGGCTGCACGTACAGCACGTTTCCCACCACGCGCACGAGCAGGTCGCGCTCGCGCGTTACCCTGCATCCGCGCAGGCTCGCCGTGTAGTCCTTCGGGATGCCAAGCACGTACTGGGCGTGCACCCCGTAGGCCCGCATTGCGCCGTCAATGTCCTCGGTGGAAGGCCTACCAAAGAGCACGTTGCCAACGCTCTCGGGCACCCACGTGGTCACGGGGTCCATGCGCTCGTCGTATGCGATGGTGGGACGCCACACAGTAACGGACTCGCCGTGCAGCAGCGCGCTACCCATCGACGCTCACCCCGTAGGCGGGATAGAGCACACGGCCCTTGCCGCCACCAGAGATGCCCAGAAGGTCGAGCTCGCTTTGCAGCAGCTTGGGCGTGCCGTATGAGGGCGTGTAGCTCATGCTGTGCGTGAAGCCGACTGCGGTCATGGACTCCTGCGTGACACCAACGGGGACGTCGGAGCCAGACGGCATGATGCGATTGGCAACGGAGCGGCACGCACGCATCATGCGGTCTGCTAGGTCCTCGGATGGGTTGTCGCAGTCCACGTGCGCCTTGGTGAGCGCGATGCGGATTGCGGCGCTGGCATCGTCTAGGCACTCGGAGAGCATGCCCTCGTCGTCTACGGGACCAAAGCGAGCTACGTACTGCTCGACTGTCGCGTATGCCATGGCGTGCCCCCTATCCTTCAAGCAGCGCTATCAGCTGCGCCTTGGTGGCACGCTTGGGTGCCTCGATGCCACGCTCGCCGCACAGCTCGCGGAGCTGGGCGGCGGTAAGCGCGGACAGGTCTTGGGAATCCTCGACGGTGCGCTCGGAAGTGACACGCTGCCAGCCGTTGGCGAGCAGGCGCGCTGAGAACTCGTCTGCGGCGTCGATGATGCCGCCGTTGTAGGTCAGCAGCATGTCGGTCACCTCCTAGGCGCTCGGGGTCTCGCCGGTGAGAAGCACGAGCTGGCTCTTGTCCATGGCAGCGAACGCGACCTCGATCTCGAAGCGGACGCCGACCATGTTGGACTGCCAGAGCGAGATGGTGTTGGAGTTGCCGTCGGTGACGGTCGCCTGATCGGAGATGGACATCTGCACGCCCTCAACGGAGCCCCAGAGCACGCCGGTGAAGTCACCGGCAACGCCCACGATGGCGGGAGTGCCCGGGGAGCCAGCGGCACCAGCCACGTACACGCCCTTGTTCACGGCGACGTTGGCACCGAGGATGGTACCTACGCTGTTGGACTCGGGGCCGGGGATGAAGATGGGACGGCCAGTCGTGTCGGTGGCACCGAGCACGATGCTCTTGCCCTGCGGGGCGAGCGCGATGGCGTTGAGGATGCCGTCAGCGGCAGACACGGCGGCGTCTGCGGCCACGAACTGCTTGTAGGTCGTGGTGCTCTGGCCGTCGAGGATGGAGACCTTGGAGACGCCGGTGCCAAGCACGTCGAAGCCGGAGCCGGGGGCGGTGGTGCCCATGATGGTGCCGTCGAACTTCTTGCCAAGGGCTGCGGGGAGACGGAGCACGCACTCTTCGTAGAGCGCCTTCTTGTCGCGCAGGAACTCGGTGGAGAACAGCTCGATAACTGCCAGCTTGTACGGCGTTATGGCCTTCTTGCCGAAGGTGTGGGCGGAGACAGGCTTGGGGTTGGTCTCGGCCACCCAGTCTGCGGTGGGCTCGCCGGTGATGGTCTGGATGGTGGTTCCGGTGCCGGGGAGGTTGATGCGGCGACCGAGCTGCATGAACGCGGACTCGCTCACGGCATTGGCCCAAATCTCCTGAGAGACCTCGGCGGGGAGGGCAACATTGCTGGACTGACGGGAAACGTCGTGGTAGGTGACGGGCATGATGGCCCCTTTCTGCTATCGTCCCAGCATCTGGTCGACTACGTCGCCGAACTGCTGGGCGTTGGTCTTCTTTCCCTGCCCTCCGCGCGGGAACATACCCGCCTCGGGCATGGTCGGTGCCCCTGCGGGCACCCTGTAGGTGGCGGCGATGGCGCTTGCTGCCTCGGTGAGCGACTTCTCGTCAGTTGCTGCGAGTGTCGCCACAATCGGCCCTGGCACGCCTGTGCTTGCGGCCACCTTGGCCACGAGCTGCGCGCGCTCCGCCTCCGCCTTGAGCCGCTCGTTCTCGCCCTCGATTGCGGCGAGTCTCGCCGAGAGGTCTGCGAGCTGTTGCGTTGCGTCATCCAGCTCGCGCGCGGCCCCTGCGTTGGACTTTGCGCGACTCTCGTTCTTGCGGCTCTGCGTCTTCCACCTCTCGGCGTCAGCCTTTGCCTGCTCGTAGAGCGCCTTGTAGTCAGGTTCGTCCATTTCGGGCGTCTCCTGCTGCATGCCCTGCTCGTCGGCCATGGCTTGCCTCCTTGTCTGCTCCGTTGCGGAGCGTCGCTTGCCCGTTGCGGGCATGTCTCGATATGAAAGAGGCCCCTTGCGGGGCCTGATTCGCTTGGTTGCAAAGCGGACGTTTAAGATTGCGCGCTTGCTGTACCGTTGTCCGTTTGCTGGTGTGCTAGCGCGTACAGCTCGCGCCTGCGGGCGTTGATTGCCTCGCATATCTCGGGGTGCTTGTCGGGGTTGCTGTAGCAGTCCTTGTAGTAGTCGGGGTCGTAGCCCTCGACCGATGCCTTGCCCTTGTCCCAGCTCGGCACCACGCGACAGTCGCAGTTGGCGTGGGCGTGGGTGGCTAGGTCCTTGGTGTGGTACACGAATCCGCGAGACGCGAGCATGATGCAGAATCGGCACGTCTCCGCGCCTGTGGGCACGCGGGCATATCGTGGCTTCTTCGGGTCGCGCCTGACGTTCTCACGCACGCAGCGGTTCGCTGCGGTGAGCACCTCGCTTTCGATGCGGTCAAGGCACTTGCTTACGAACGAGTCCTGCTTGCCTTCCACGAGGTCTTCGGCGAACGCACGCACAGCCCCCTCGGTGGCCATCGGGTCGCGCTTTGGGTCCACCACGGCTGAGAACTCGTCGTCTATACCGAACTCTATGCGCAGGCCGTCGTAGAAGTCTGCGGCAAGCCTCGCGGCCATGGTCGAGGATGCACCACAGCACGCTTGCATGATTGCGACCACATGAGACCGTATGGTCGCCACGTCCTGATTCCAGTCGACCTGTTGCAAGGCTTCGGCGAGTGTCGCGCGCGCCTGGTTTGACACGCCCCTCAGTGAGCGGCTATACCGCAGTATCCAACTGCGCGGAATCTGCATCGGTGCCTCCGAACATCGCCATCACCACAGCGTTGGTCGCCTGACGCGACTCGGCGTCCTCGATCTGCTGCAGGATGTAGTCCGCCTCCTCGTCCGAGTAGCCGTTCATGGTCCAGAAGGGCTTGGTCTTGACGAAGCCCTCGACCATGCTGGCAATCTTCACGCTCGCGTCCGTCTGCTGTGCGAGCGTCGGCATCGCGGGGTTGGGCAGGTTCGCAACGATGCCGAGGTTCATGTCGGCTATCGCGTCGAAGGTGGTGCCACGCTCGGTCGCAAGGCATGCAATTGCCACGTCGGTGAGCACGTCCTGCATGTCGCCGTTCCAGTCCTTGCACTTGAGGATGAGCGGTTCGTTCTCCGCGTAGATGGCATCGCCTGACGCTGGCTGGTCGTGCACGATGCCGAACTGGGAGACGTGGATGCCGGTTGCCGCACTCATGCGTCCGCAGAGCAATCGCCAGTGGTCAGACAGCGGCTGCATGGACGGCTGCGGGAGCTGGCCGAACTGCGGGATCGTGCCATCCTCGGTCATGTCGATGTTGAAGATGTTGCCGATGTAGGCGCGCCATGGGGTCACGCCCTCGAACGGGTTGCCGTCTGTGCCAAGGAGGTACTTCTGCGTCGAGACGGCGAACGCCGCTGCAATTTCCTCGTTGACGTTGGCACGCACGGCGCTGTCGATGTATCCCATCACCTCGCGTGTGATGCGCGAGGTGCCGAACGGGCGCTCAAGCGTTGGCTCGTATGCCGCGAGGAACACCGGCAGGTGCCCAAGTCCGTGCGGTCGGTACTCGGCGGACCATGCGCTGTCGTCTTCGGCGCGCCTTATGCGGATGATGTCGGTGCTGGTGGCCACGTCAACCCAGTCAGGCGCTCGGTTCCCGAGCCTATCCTCTCTCATGGAGACCACGAACAGCGCCGCCTCAAGCTGCTGGTCGGCATCGTCCCACGTGCATCCGCATACGCTCGCGGGGTATGCACTCACGCGCACGCGCTTATCATCCCCACGGCTCACGAGGTAGAGCGCAAAGCACTGCTCAAGCGCGCTCGTGGTGGCCTTGCGGTAGGTCGTGCGCAGCTTGCTCCTGCGGACGATGTTGGCGAGCTGAGCCGAAGCCTCGGGGTCGCTCACGCGGTAGCCGTCGAACTTGCAGTGCTCCACCATCACGTCAACGCACTTCTTTCCCCATCCGCAGGCAGCGTTGAGGTTATGCAGCTCGGGCGGAACGCTGATGCCCAAGTCCTTCAACCGATTGTGCATCGTGTAGTAAGTGTGTCTGAGCACGTTTCGCGGATGGTGCCGCTCCCACGCAATCACGAGCCTGCGCACCAGCTCCCGATCTGCGCCGCGAAGACCATTGGCGGCGGCTATGTTCCCGTGCAGCGTCAGCATCTGACCACCGCCTTTCTACCAGGCTTGCGCTTGGTTGTCATTGCTCCCCAGTAGGCGAGCGCGACAGCCTCTATGAGCGTCGCGTCTCCCGTGTCTGTGCTCTTGAAGCCCCAGCCGCCGTTGGCACCTATAGTCCTGCGCGTGGTGTGCGTCGCAGATTCGTCAAGCGCTGGCTGTCCGTAGTGTGTGATGGAACGCTCTCTCACGGCATTGAGTAGCATGCTGTTTGCCGCCGTCACGTCACCGGCCTTCGGTCTGACGATGCGCTTGTAGGGCACGCCATCAGCAACTAGCCTGTCATGCAGCGCCTGCGCGTTGCTTTGCCCGTCGATGATGATTGCGACCGAAGAGCGCCACACGTCACCGATGTGCTTGACAAACCATCCGATGCCATCTGATAGCGAGCTCGACTTCACGACGTAGACGAACGGCCTTCTGCCCTCCTGCTTGTGGCAGGCGGCTAACACACCACTCTTGCCGTCTGCGGAGAATTTCACGGCATATGCCACGAAATCGCTCTTCTCTGGATTCTCATCTCGGCATGCGTTCCAGTCCGCAGCCGATATGACGGCTTCAATTCCTACCGCCTTCGGCCACCAGCCCAAGTGCTCACGTGCGAACGTGTCAGGTGCCATCGTTCGCACGTCCTTCTCAAGGGCTGACTCTAGGAGCTGGTAGCCAAGAGATGGGTTGAACTCGTACCAGCGGTCCTTGTCGTAGACGTTGCCGACCTCAGTTGCGCCCCACTCGTGGATGCAGCCACCGACGTATGGTGACTTGTGAAGGTCACGGCGAATCATGGTGAACTTCTCGCCCTTGTGCAAAGCGCTCGGATCGGGCACGGTTCCCATGAGGATGGTCTGTGGTGACCCTGACGGCGCTGCGGAGTTGAGCGGCGATAGTGCCGCATCTTGGGCATCGGTGTAGCTCTGCGCCTCGTCAATCACCACGAGGTCAAAGGTGCCGCCTCTGCCCATGTCGGAGTTGTTGCCACGAGTACGAAACTCTATGTGCGCTCCGTTTGTGAGGTCTAGCACCATCTGGTTGGCGCTCGTGGTGTAGCGGCGAACCATCGCGTTCAGCTCTGGGTACTTGGCCCTTGGGTCGTTCTTGCAGGCACCAAACTTCTCGCGCAGGCGGTCAAACGCCTTCTTGGCAGTCTGGTACTCCTGCGCGGTGTGCAGTATCTGCTCGCCTCGATACACGAGGCCCCATGTCTCGCGTGGGTCGCACACGCCGGTCTTGCCGTTCTGTCGCGGGACCGGCAGCACGCAGAGTGTGTTGAGCAAGTGGCCATCATCGTCAAGGGCAAGCCAGTCATCGAGGATGGTGCGCTGCCATGGGTGCGGTGGCATGCCGTAGGCGTTTGCAACCTCGACGGCAAAGTGCCCTTCGGTGCGTGCGTAGCTCGCGCACCAGGAATAGCCGGGCGTCTGGTTGCCCCTGCGACTAGGCACTGTTTGCCTGCTCGACTATGCGGAAGATGGGCGACTTACTCTCGTCTTCGTCGCGCAGAGCGTCAACCTCGCAGTACTCTACGAGGGGAATCAGCGAGAGTGCCAGTGCCTTAAGGTCACGAGCACTGTCAGTCGTGTCGAAAGCGTCAGCAAGACGAACAGCCATAGCCCTTCGAGCAGCAGGCCAATTCCCCTCTTTTACCGCATCGGCAACGCTTGTCGGCTGCAAATCGGGCTTAACACCTCTCGGCATGACTATCACCTCCACATGAGGCAGTTTGGTAAAAACTAGGCTTGATGTGGCAGCCCT